AGCGGAAGGCTACAGTCCTCGACGCTACGGGCGAAGTTGAACCGCGCGGACTACGACGGCGCGGGCCAAGAGTTTTTAAAATGGTGCATGGCAGGCGGCAGGAAACTGCCGGGCTTGGTGCGCCGCCGGAAAGCGGAGCTTGAGCTATGGCGAACATATTTGTTATAAGGAGGGGGTTAGAGGTGGGCTGTATAGCTGTTATTTTTGAATGAACGGATAAGAGGGAATAATGAGAGTTAAATACGTTGCTGCAACAAATGCAGAAGGTGTAATAGAGCCTGAACACGAGATAGAGGTGGTTTGCGCTAGCTGTGGTTATGATTTGGACGCTACCGAGCTTGAAGCAGATACTTGCTCCGATTGTGGTAACTCGTTAGAATTGAAGCGTAGTGTAGCTATTACAGTAACTACCATCCCATTGTTTGGGGCTACATCGGAGTAGCTTAAATGCCTCTTAAGAAGCTAGCCTTAAAACCCGGTGTTAATAGAGAGCGTACTCGTTATACTAACGAAACCGGTTGGTATGAGTGCGATAAGGTGCGCTTTCGGCAAGGGTACCCGGAGAAAATTGGTGGTTGGCAACGAATATCTAGTAATACGTTTCAGGGCGTGTGCCGGTCGTTGTGGTCTTGGGTTACGTTAGGTAATCAAAATTTTGTTGGTGTTGGTACAAATCTTAAGTTCTACTTAGAGCTTGGTGGGATTTATTACGACATTACCCCTATTCGGGCTACAACTACCAACACGGCTACTTTTGCCGCTATTAATGGGTCTTCTACAATTACAGTTACCGATACGTCTCACGGCGCTGCGGCGGGGGATTTTGTTACTTTCAGTGGGGCGGTGTCGTTGGGTGGCAACATTACGGCGGATGTTCTAAACCAAGAATACCAGATCCAAACAGTTCCTAGTGTTAATACCTACACTATCACCGCCACAGCCACAGCTAACGCATCGGACACTGGTAATGGTGGGGGTAGTGTTACTGCCGCTTATCAGGTTGCTGTTGGTAATGTTATTTCAGTGCCTGTTACCGGTTGGGGTGGTGGCGCTTGGAGTAGTGGTGTTTGGGGTACTGGGGAAGCAACTAATTCTCCGATACGCATTTGGAGTCAGGCTAATTTTGGCGAGGACTTGATTTTTGGCCCTCGCGGCGGGGCTATATATTACTGGGATGTGGGGACAGGCACCTCTTCTCGTGCTGTAAATATATCTACGCTAAGTGGCGCTTCCGATACACCTACGGTGCAGAATTACATTCTTGTATCTGATATAAATAGGTTTGTATTCGCATTCGGAGCAAACACCATTGGTACTTCCACACAAGATCCCATGCTTATTAGGTGGTGTGACCAAGAAGACGCTGCTAACTGGACCCCTAGCGCCACTAACCAAGCCGGTTCCCTACGGCTATCACGCGGCACCGAGATCATTACAGCCCAGCAATCCCGTCAGGAAGTGCTTGTTTGGACTGACTCCTCGGTCTACTCACTGCAGTATTTGGGTGGTCAGACTGTGTGGGGCGCTCAGATCGTTGGTGATAACATATCTATCGCCTCGCAGAACGCAGTAGCTTACGCCTCTGGCGCGTCGTTCTGGATGGGACGTGATAAGTTCTATATGTACGATGGCCGCACGCAGGCACTGCCCTGCGATTTGCGCCGGTATGTATTCAATGACTTTAACGAAGCTCAACTAGATCAGGTGTTTGCCGGGACCAACGAGGAGTTCCACGAGATCTGGTGGTTCTACTGCTCCGCCAACTCGACAACGGTAGATCGTTATGTTGTTTATAACTACCTTGATAAAGTTTGGTATTACGGCAACCTAGCCCGTACAGCTTGGCTGGACTCTGGCACACGACAGTATCCGCTTGCGGCCACTTACACTTACAACCTTGTAAACCACGAAGAAGGTGTGGACGACAACGAAACCGGCACCTCTACGGCTATTGATGCCTTCATAACCTCGGCTGAGTTTGATCTGGATGACGGGCACAGGTTTAGCTTTATATGGCGCGTGCTGCCCGATATGACGTTTGATGGGTCAACGGCTTCTTCCCCTGCGGCTACCATGACTTTCTACCCGCTGAAGAACTCTGGGTCTGGGTATATCAGCCCGGCGTCTGCAGGTGGTACTAGCTATGGGTCCGTAACGCGTACCGCGACGGTACCGGTCGAGCAGTTTACACAGCAGATTAACACCCGCGTTCGGGGTAGGCAGATGGCGATCAAGATTTCGTCTAATGAGTTGGGTGTACAGTGGCAGCTAGGTTCGCCACGTTTGGATATGCGTCCTGATGGGAGGCGGTAGTGGCTCTAAACGATGTTGATATTAACTTTCGCGCCCCCGCTCTCCCGCAGCCGCCGCAAGATTACGACCGTGCTTCGTTTGACCAGTTTAACAATGTCCTTCGCATATATTTTAATCAACTAGATGAAGCATTGAGAAACGCTATGGCAATCCAAGAACCGTACGAGCTACAAGTTTCTAAAGGGCAGGTTGCCGGAGCTACCTCGCTGTACAAGTTTGCCCGTAACCCAGACATAGATTCTACCGAAGAAACTATTTGGGAGCAGGGTGGTAATTACGTGTGGCCCACCGCTGCGTCTATTATGTATGTAAGTTCTTCTGACGCCAACGACACAAACGGGGGCACAGGGGCGAACAAAGTTAAAGTATTTGGGTTAGATGCTAATTATTTAGAGATTGAAGAAGAAGTTTCTCTGAATGGACAAACCCAAGTTGCTACAACCAAGTCTTATCTCCGTATATATCGTATGTATGTCTCATTAGCGGGGTCCGGGGGTACCGCTGCGGGTACAGTTTATCTAGCTTCTAGTGGTGCATCAGCGGGTGTCCCTACCGGCACTGTTTACGCGAACCTTGCTGCATCTAACCAGACACAGCTTGGGGTGTACACTGTCCCTGCGGGCAGAACACTGTATTTAAATGATGTAAACTTTACGGCTGCAATATCTCTAGCAAACGCAAGCGCTACGGTAAAATTCAATATCCGAGAGTTTGGGAGCAACGTCTTTAGGACTCTAATTATATCTGAACTCCAAAGTAATACCCTTATTGATACGTTTGAGTTCCCACTAAAAATTATTGAAAAAACAGATATTGAAGTTCGCGCCATAGCTACATCCTCTAACAACGCGATTACTGCAAGCTGGCGGGGTGTTCTTATAGACAACTAAACGCTACATAGATATACTGGGCATCCCTTTAACGGAGGTGCAAAAATGGATCACGTGGCGCTCTTTAATGAGTTAATAAAAGTAATCAAAGTGGTTGGTGGAGAAGAAGCACGAGCCACATCAAAAGACGACAATTTTACTGATATAGGTTTAGACAGCCTCGATATAGTTATGCTCCATATGTATGTATCGGAGTTGTATGGCCTAGATGACGAAGCAACTAAGAACATACCGGTAAATACGGTAGAGGCCGCGTTTACCTATGCAGAAAAGCACGGCACCAGAAAACCAAAATCCATAGAAGAAGCGGTGAGGGACGTGCAGTGATATATATGACGCATTGCGTTACCGCCTGCACTACTGAATCCACCGTATACGAAGACATAGCCTACCCACAAAGGGTACATATATTTCCGGATACCTACAGTCGGGTTAAATCTGGCATGTCGTATCCACCCCACGTAATGTTTAGTAAGGTAATTACACCTGAAGTACTAGCGTACGTAAAAAATAACCCTGTAAAAGGTAAAACAGCATTTTTATTTGCTGCGGGTAGCCAGGGGTGGTCCGGTATTGGGGGGCGATACGATAAAAACCCTGATGCGGAACTGCATTACGAAACAAAAATACCGTTTATAACGCTAACTAACATATACGCCGGGCGTATCGCATCCATGTTTGGAGTGGAGGATTATGTATGCACCGATGCTAGCGCGTGTGCATCTAGCCTAAAGATCCTTATGGATATGCAAAACCTCATGTTTCACTACGGATTTGACCGCGTTATTGTGTTAAGTGGAGAGGATTCCGTATCCATACCCTCCCTTGAGTTTTTCGGTGACGCCAACGCTTGCTTACTTTTAAAGGACGAGGGCGAGCGCAAGCCTTCCGCATTTGATAGCGTTAACTACGGATTTCATGTCGGACAGGGCGCTGCGCTTACTATATTTGAGTCTGAGCACGCCGCTATGGCTACCCCCATAGCTCGATTTTTAGGTGCGTATACATCCGCAGAAAACCTTACTAATCCGCTTGGACAGCGTAAAGACGGTGCTGGGTATACTAAGGCTATAGAAGGCGCATTATTTGTAGCCAAACTAGGGCCAGATGTAGTAAAATTAGTTAAGACACATGGTACCGGCACCCCGGCTAACAATGTTGCAGAAAAAACCGCTCTCACTAGTATATTAAGTGAGTTTATTGCTACGTCGTATAAGCAACGTATAGGGCATACATTGAGCGCCAGCGGTCTTTTAGAAACAGGTTTATTGTTTGAAGATATAGCGAGAGGTTCGATTCCCGCTATACCTAATCGAACAGATGATGATCCTGTTTTTATATCTCGTAGCTGTCCAGCACCCGATGGCGTTGTTCTTAGTTTGGCTGCTGGTATGGGTAACGTATACTCGGCGGCACTATTTGAGGCTGTAAAATAGCTATGAACATAGTAGATAGCAAAGAAAGAAAACTAGAGGGGCCAGAAATCTTAGTTCTAGCGGTTACCTCAAATAACGGCGCTGGTGCCGCTGTAGGTAATATTTACGCTCCAGATGTAGCGTTTGCCGCGATTGCTAAAGAATTAAAAATGCCAAGCGCTGACATTCGGCAGTATGGTAATACTGTATTTCTAGGGCATAGAGGAAAAGGTCCAAACCGAAATAAAATGGTTGGCCGTGCATTTAATCTAGATACTGGCCGTAACTTTGTTAATAATTCACTGCAGTACATTCGATACTTACAAAAACGTGGTATAACTCACTACACTACTTGGTTTAATGGTGAAGGCTTTCTCAACGGGTTTAGAGTTTTTCAACGTATGACCAAAGGTTCAGATACTCAGATTGGTATAGCTCGTCGTAACGAGGGTGGGTATATTGTTTACATAAAAATAGGTAAGCAGCCTATTCTAGAAAGTATGTAAATGAGTGTTGTAGCAGACGCAGTTGGTGGTGCCGTAGGTTGGGTTGGCGATGCTGTATCCAACGTAGCCGAATTTGTCATCGACGACATCCTGTCGCCGGTTATTGATGTTGTAGGTGGTGTTATCGAGGGTATGGCCAACGACCCTCTTGGAACAATTATTTCGCTTGCTGCTGCTGCTACTGGCAATCCTTGGGTTATAGCCGCCGCTTCCGCCGCCAACACCGCTAGAAATGGTGGGGATATAGGCGACATACTACTTTCTGCCACCGCATCGTACGCTGGGGCTAAGTTTGGTGGTTATGTAGGTGAGGCCGTTGGTGGTTATGTAGGCGATGCAGTAGGGCAAACTGCGGGTAATATCGCTAGTAAAGCGGCATCAGGCGCTACTCGGGCGGCTGTTAGCGCTGTTTTAACTGGTGGGGATATTGGAGCCTCTATTCTTAACGGCGCTCTTAGTGGCGCAGCTAGTGCCGGGCTTAGTGAATTTGGTAATTATCTCAGCAACTCTGTAGATACAGATAATTTAAGTTTAGATAGCGCGGAAGTTGATTTTGAGGGTTTTGATAGCAATTTTGTAAACGCAAAAGAAAGTGTGTTTGCGGAATTAGTTGATATTGTAGATGGTTTCCAAGAACTCCCTCAAGTTGTTCAGGATATGATAACTGGAGGCGCTAGCGGTGCTATTACGTCCTTGGCTACTACAGGTGAAATAAATGAAGACCTTGTAGCTGGGTCTATTATGAGCGCCGCTATTACAACCGGGATTGTTAAAGAAGTTATTGGTGGCAGTGAATTTTTTACGGGTGATAACCCCGAAGCTAAATTTCGTAGTGCGCTTCTTACTCAAGTAGTATCTGATACTATTAAAGCTGGGTATACGGGGGCAGATCCATACCAAGCATTTCAAGCCAGCTTTAACGATCAAGCTATGTCCGGCTTGAGAAAGGCCGTTGATGACGCAACAAAAGGTGGTTTAGACCGAATTATCGATGAGGTTACGGGCGCCCAAGCTGTTGTAAATGAAAAGTATGCAGCGGCGAACCAAGTGGTGGCAAAAGTAGATATAGCCCGTGGCGTCGTCCAAGAAATCTATGATGAATATACCGCTGCAATCGATCAATATAATGCAGATATTAACGTAAGTATTACCGATCAAGCCACTGCCGACGCACGGCTGGCAGAGATCGACGCCATTAGGGCTCGGTTGGATGAGTCTGTAAGCAGCTACCAGACTATTGAAGCCGAATACAACGCTGCTGTAGCTGAGTATAATACCGCTACCGATGGTCTTGTTCGTTCTGAGCAGTACATTGACGAGCTTATGCAGCCTGTAAATGAACTTGCTAGTAAGTATGTGGTTGAAGCCTTAACAGGTTTTTCCGTTGATGAAAGTGGTGAATTAACTACACCTAACTTCAATCCTGAAGAATACCGCGAGCTATATAATCTTCCCGAAGGTGTAGACCCGTACCAGCATTGGCTCGCCACCGGTCGCCAGAACGATATTAGTCAGGAAACTCGTGATACTAAAATAGACGCCGCCCTTCGGGCTAGGCTTGGTAATATTATTTTAGCAAACGTCGATACTAAACTTAACAGTATCGAGGATATCGACGCTCTTGTTGACAGCGTGAAAGCATCTGTGGGTAGAGATCTCGCCGTCGCAAATAGTGACAGTGTATTATTGCTTGCTCAAGAATATTTAAACGGTGTTGAGGCCAGAACGCCTACTAATGATATTTCCATAACTTACGATGATGATGTAACCGATGCTGATATTGCTTCCGGTGAAGCACTAGCAGTATTCAACCGGGTTGGAGAAAAAGTAGGTATAACCTTTACCAAAACCCCGAATCTAGGCGCGCCAGTATTTGACGCACGATTAAACCGCACTGTGCAGCCGGTATATGACGCTTCGTCTGGTAAAGCAATGTACTTAGACCCAGTAACGAAGGCTCCCATAGAGGGTTATCTAAATGGTAATCTACAACCTGATGGTACCGTTCTGTTTGACGACAATACTACAGCTATAAGGTACCTCCCCCCACCTGCGCCTAAACTTATTGAAATAGCTAAAGTTGCTCCGGTTGTAGCTATTGATGCTGCAGGCAACCTGAATATAAATCAGGAAGAATACGATAAGCTCGACTGGGGCACACGGCAGCTACTCAACTTCTCTAAAGCTGTCTCAGAAGCTGCCAATAACTACGCGGAATCTACCGATAACCCAGACGACGCATACAATGTAAAGCTCGCGGCAGGTGCCGCTCTTGATGCCGGTGGGCAGCTACTCAATGCCTTTAATGGTGTTGTTACGTTCTTCCGAAACGACCGATACAACCCAATAGACGCCCGTGAAACCAATCTTGGTAAGGTAACGCAGGCGATGATGCAGATCGGAACTGCTACTCAGCCAGAAGAATACAACGCAGTAATTAAAGATCTTAGGCAGCAGTTTGAAAAAGCAGAGGGTTTTGGCGGTACTGTAGCGGCAATATACGAAGGATTCAAACAAGCCCCTGCTGAGTTCCTTATTGAGTTTGTGGGTAAAGAGTTAGCGCAGGAAGTTCCCCTCGTCCTCGCTAGTGGTGGCACCGGACTTATTGCCAGAGGTGCCGCAGGAGCGGCGCAAGCTACAACCGCACTAGCTACCAAACTGGGGCGTGCTACAGCGTGGGGCACCAACGCAGGATTGCAAGTACTAGAAACAGCGGGTGCAACCGCTGCTGAAACCTATGCCGAGCTTTATGATGAGATGATAAAAATGGGGGTCTCCCCCGAGCAGGCTGCGGTAAAGGCACAGGAAGGCGCTATTCTGAACGGCACCACTGCAGCGGTCATTGAGGGTACTCTTGGGCGTATTCTAGACCCCAGTGATGTACTTGCTAAAAAGATTGCGGGCAAACAGGATGGTCTTCTTGGCACTGCGTTAGATAATATAGCGAAGCGCGGTCTAGGTATTGCCGGTGAGGGTGTGTCTGAGGGTCTTGAGGAGACCGCATCTCAGTATCTTAAGATAGCTATGCTAGAGAAGATCAATCCAGCTATCACTCAGCAGGGTGGTCGGTACGCGGATTTCTCAGGTAGCCTTACTCAAGCCGGTGTTCTTGGTGCAGTGGCCGGTACAGGTACCGCTGCTGGTGTGACTATGGGTGATGTAGTCTACGAAGCCGTGCAGAACGGTACTTATACGGGTGGCGATGCAAATATACCCGAAGATTTCTGGGCACCGCAGTCTCAAACTGAGCGGTCTTGGTCGGCAAACCCAGCAGCAAACGCTGTTATTCTGTTCAACCCCAGTATCAATGAGGCAGTAGCTAACTCTAACGCGCCTGATATTGACCCGGACGTTCGTGCGCAGGCGCAGCAGACTATTAAAGACAACCTAAACTGGGGTTCCTTCTTTGACGATCAGGGCCAAGTCCTTGATTTCTCTGAAGATGCAGACGGTGCATGGGGGTACCAAACTGCTACCGATATCCTCAACGCCGCCAATGACAACGCCTACACCACCTATGGTGAGGCGCAGGAAGCCTATCAGGCTATCGAAGACCAGACTCCGTACGAGCTAAGTGACGCGGAGATCAGCAGTTTTGTTGGGGAAACGCCTGATACAGACGTTAGTGGTCGGGTCATTGATACGGTTAACCGTGGGTATATCGGGCAAATCTTTGAGCAGGAAGGCTACACACCTACCGAAGAAGAGATCTCGACTGCACTGGGGCAGGCGGGCGAAGGTGTATTTGGCGAGACGCTTGGCACTGAACTAGCAACCCTATATGACCCCCGCGCCGTATCTATACAAGAAGCGCAGCAAGCCTTTGAAGATCTTGGGTTTTTTGGTGCGCTACCTACTGATATACAGGCACTTGCAGGGCAATATGCAGAATCCGAACTACCGGGTAAGGCACAGGCGCGACTACCTGTAGCAACTTATAATTCAATAGCTGAGTTAGTCGGTAAACCCGCGCAACGAGTAACTGACGCAGACATCAATTTTGTAACTGATTTAATCGCACAACGTACGGTTATGTCTGAACCTACGCCGTTTACTGCACAAGAACTCCAGTATGACGTAACAGGTGATAATGTAATAGATATCAATGACCAAATTGTGCTACAAAATCTACAGCAGTCTCAGCAGACTGGGCAGCAGATTGGTCAAGCTACGCAAATCAACCCTGCTACGCAGTTTGCTGCTACAGGTATAGCAGGTCAGATAGCTAATATGAACGCACAATTACAGCGCCAGCAACAGATGCAGTATGTGCAGCAGCTAGCCACTGCACTTGAATCCGGAGCAACGGCACAGGTTAAAACCCCAGACGTTGCTAAGATTGATACGTTTTACGACCCGGCTACCGCCGAAAGTATTTTCCTCACACCGAAACAGGCTGGTGTTTTTGCTAAGCCAGATTTTTTTGGTTTGAACCTAGCGGCTGCAGAAGGTGGTCTCGTTGAAGATAAGACAGATGAAATTATGAGTATTCTTGGAGGTAAGCGTGGCTGAAGACACCGAAATGGCGACAGACGACGAGCAGGGTGGTGGGCTTGGTACTATTCCTACCCCTTCCGGCGGCGGCTCTTGGATCGACGATGTGTTAGGTGCGCTTGGTACTGACGCGGGTAAGTTAACGTCAACGCTTGGCCCTATGCTGCTGCAGCAAGGTATAGACTACTTCTTTCCGGGTTTTACAGATGTACAACGCCAAATGGCTGGATACCAAGGTGGAATCCCTAAGTATGAGGTGTTGCGCCAACGTGTTCCGGGCACTGATGACCCTACGCGACGCCCCGGTAGTTCCGGGCAGCGATATTTTACCGACGTGCAGTATGTCCCCCAAGGGCAGGGTTCCCCGCTAGCTGTTGATCCTGCCGCCCTTGCAGCGGCTAATATGGCTAACCCAAACCGTCAAGTACGTCCTATTCCCACTCTCGCTGCTGGGGGTATTGCTACCATGGCACGAGGGCAATATCTAGATGGGGGTACGGATGGCATGGCCGATCAGGTTCCTGCTCGTATTGACGGTCGGCAGGAAGCGCGGCTGAGTGACGGTGAGTTTGTTATCCCCGCGGATGTTGTGTCTCATCTTGGTAACGGTAACTCCGATGCAGGTGCAAAAGCCCTGTTTGCTATGATGGATCGTATTCGCAACGCTCGTACCGGTACCAAAAAGCAGGGTAATAAGATCAACGCACGTAAGATGTTACCCGTGTAGGAGATAGATATGGCAGATACTACCCCCGCAACTACTGATCCGAGTGTAGCCCAGCAAGAATTTGACCTGACTGGCGCTAGAACTGGTTATGAGTCTGCGCTGTCTAACTGGGTTGGCCCCTACGTCACGGAAATGCTTGGGCGTGGGCAAGCATTAGCTAGTAGACCTTATGAGGCATACACTGGGCCGCTTACACCTGGCGCATCTCAGTTACAGCAGCAGGCATTTCAGGGTCTTGCAGGATTAACTATTCCGACCGAACAGATGGGCGCGTTCACGCCACAATCCTTTACTACTGAAGGTGTAGCCCAGAGTTATATGAATCCATATATCCAGCAGGCTCTCCAACCTCAGTTGAATGAGCTTCGTCGTCAAACTGATCTTGCGCGTATTGAACAGGCGGGCCGCTTGTCCCGTGCGGGCGCTTATGGTGGTGGCCGTCAGGCCGTTATGGAGTCTGAACTTGACCGTGCGTATCTCGACAAGGCAGCGGAGCTTACGGGGGCTGGGTATGCTAATGCCTATAACGCAGCGGCGACGCAGTTCAATGCCGAGCAAGCGCGTCAGCAGGCCGCGCAAGAGCTTGCCAATACATACGGCATTCAGGCCCTGCAGAAGCAGGCTGATCTTGGTGCGGCGCAGCGAGCCATTGAGGGCGAAGGTATCGCCGCCGATATTAAGCAGTTTGAACAAGAACAGGAATTTCCACTCAGACAAGTTACCTACATGCAGAGTCTTCTACAGGGGCTACCCCTTGCATCACAGGACTATACTTATGCTCAGCCGAGCAGGTTAGAGCAGAGCCTATACGGGGGCGCGGGCATCC